TTAGGAAATGTTGTCGGTAACAGTGAGAATCACTGAAGGGATGCCAGGATGTGGTGCGCTGGCTGCCGAGGCCAATATCTGGCAAGAGGTGTCATCTGTGCTCCAAGTCAACTCGAAGTAATCTCCGGCGTTGAGTTGCAACACGAAATTCCACGCGGCAACTGTCTCTGCGTTGTTGCCTTGAATGCGAATCTGCGTTGCAGAGTCTGGAATGTCAATTCCATTCACCCTAACCCAAATAAAGACAAGACCAACTCCGCCCGATATTTTATCAAGCTGAGCAGAGAACTGAAAGTTGTAGATGCCCTCTGTATCAATGTAGATCCGGCTGTTTGGCGTGCCAGTGTAGACACCAAAAGACAGGTCCGTTGCGTTCAGCGTCATCGGATACGCCGTACTGATGGCAGCAGCAGTCTGAGTCTGCGTGCTGTGAAACGCACCATAGCGTTTTCTGCGCACCTCGTTGATGACTGGCGGCAAAATATCAGTTTGCGCAACAATTTGTGTAGTTGGCGGGGCAATATCCGAAACAGTGCTGACTTCCACGCTTCGAGGAGCCAGTGCCAGCAGTTCGACTGCGTCAGCTAATCTGGTGATAGCGGACAGTGCTTGAATGGCCTTAGAATCGGCGTTCTGTGCGTTTACAGAGACCTCCTCAACTATAGCTGCGCTGTCGTTGAGGCTGGACGGGATGAGAGCGAAAAGCTGCTCGAAAGCCCGGATTGCCCGTTGAGAGGGCAGAAACTCAGCCAGCTCATTACGAGTGATCTTGTATGGCCCCTCGATCATACCACAAGTGGTTCGACTCTGGCCTCCAGTCGGGCCACAGAAAGCTGTGCATCACTGGTGCCCCGGAACTTCTGTGCTCTCCACTGCCTCATGCGCCCCTGCTGTAGCCATGACAGCCTCTTGCCACGCACACCAGTCATGCCAGCCTTGCAGACTCGTTCCTGACTCCAGGTTACGCCATCCTCTGTGTACGAGGTCCAGATGCTTGGGTCAGTGCCAAAGATCGAGTTGCCAGTCAGCGAGACAAGTTCCAGTTCGTGGAACAATAGCCCCCGGCTTTCGTTGTACAGGATGATGGTCGAGAACTCCCAGCCATTCAGGACACCCCAGTGAGAGGACAGCGAGTCAGACAAGTAGCCGAACGCAGTGCTTGCCGGGTCACCCACACTCCAGCGGTTATACACCCAAACGAGGTTCTTCGCACGATACTGACTGTTCCCAACAAGACTGGTTGCCAATGTGAACCAGACTGGAGCGCCGGCGCCAGTGGTCGCTGCCGCGTCAAACACGAGCGTCTGATTGGGTAGATGGATATACAGGTGTCTGTATCCCTTGTCTACACGAGCCTCGACAAGGACGTTGGACAACTCTTCCTCTGTAAATTCAGTAAGCAGTTGGTCAATCTCCCTAGTTGCAATCCTTTCTGCATTGCTGCCAGAGATGAGCCAGACAGAAGGAGCCTCGTTCCTGCCACCACCGATAAACGCGATGGATTCCATGAAGTTGCAACAGGCATGAGTGCCAACTGTGCCACGCTGGACCTGCGCTCCTTCTACACGCTGGAACGGGAAAAACTGGCCCCCTACGTTATCAAAAACTTCGATGGTGTGCCGGTTGAGCGCGTAAACCTCGTTACGAACCTTTAGGAGGGCCACTACGGGGTCAGGATCAGCTTCAGCAGAACCGTACTTGAGTGGGTTTACTGAGAACGGGTCATTAAGCTCTGTGACGATCAGGAACTCTCCGTCGGTGGTCATGAAGTAGCCATCCACCCAGACGACATCGACGACAGTGCCGAGGTCAGGATCGGTGACCTGTTGGAGCCCAGTGCTAGGACGATACAGGAACAGATTACCACCAGAGGCGACAGCCAAGTAGTCGAAGGAATAGTCAAACGTGACCTGACCAGTGCCACCTACATTGCCTATGACAGTGACGACGTTCGTACTAGAGATCGACACTAGATTAGTGCCCATCACGCGGTAAAGCAGCCCCTGCCACTCGATGGCGCCACGGTCAATGCCGGGACCAGTGCCAAGGCTTACAATCCCGTCTGCTGGTCGAAAGTAACCATCAGAGATGCCTGACTTCAAGATGACAGGAATCATGTTGCGCGGATACTCCACGCGGAAGTCCCCAGCGGTATCTGTGTAAATTCCGTTGAGGATCGGGACTTGCATTATTTCTTTTTGGCAGTCTTAGCAGAAGCCTTGAATGCGGCAGCAGTTGGCGCTCCCTTGGAGCCTGGCTTGCGCATACGCTCCTTTGAGCCAGCCTCGATACGCTCGCGCTTCTGATGAATGTTTTTGTAAAGTCCGTCTTTCATTTGCAGTTCCAGCGTTTAAGACTTGCAGCCTTGCGTGTTGGCCGGCCCTTCTCATCCTTCATAGGCCCAGGCATTCCAGACATCCTAGCGCAGAAAGACTTCTTGCGTCCAGCGTCAGCCTTCGTCTTGGGATTTGGAGCAGGCGCCTTGAGGTTCGAGCCAGTCTCTTTGTTGTACTTTGCCCTGCCCTTCTGAAATGCGTTGAGCCAAAGCGTCAAGCTGGGCAGAAAGCCCGGTGACCTGTCCTACACCGTGAGTGTGCGATGCAGCGGCAAAGTCTGCTGCATTGGAAGTGATGATGTCACCACAACCTACAAAATCCAGAGGAGTGTGCTGATGGTCGATCATAGCCGCACCAATCGAGGTGGGCGTGATAGCGTCAGGCTGACCAGCGGCATGAGTGGCCGCGTGAGGCGCTGCAATGGCTAGGATCTTGCGGACAAGACCTGTCTTGAGCTTGGTCCACAGGGAACCAGTAGAAGCGTCAATAGCTAGTTCCCTAACAGCTACGTCTGACGGACTTGGGGCAGAGCCGTCGTTTACTTTGTTATTCAACAGAATAGTTGGCATCTCTTTCATGTAGCACTAACTCAAAACAAATCAAGCCGCCGGATTGAACAGCGGCTTGATGTGTTGAAGTGTTACTGAGGAGGATTAGCAGCGTCGTAGGCAGCCTGTGCTTCAGCCTGCGTGCTGTAGGTAATGTAGTTGTAAGCCCACTTCCCGTAATGGGCGCCAGCCACCAAGTACTCGCGAACAGTGCTGGGATTTGCAGAAGTCCAGTTTGAGAAGTCCATGTCCTGGGCTACCAACGCGCTTTGTTCGTTGGCGTACTCTGCCTGGTTCCATGCCCACTGACCGTTCTTTGAACCTGCCGCACTATAGCTTGTTGAATACTGATTGACTCCCACATTTGCAGTAATCCACGCATTATATGCAGCAGTTTCGGCTTGTGACTGAAAAAAGTACCCAGTCTGGTTCCATGCCCATTGGCCGTTCTTTGCGCCCGCACCACCGTACTCGTTTACGCCGGTATTTGCAGCCAGCCATGCTTGGTATGCTGTTTCCTCTGCCGCAACTTGAGCAGCTTGTGCATCAACCTGCGAGTTGTGCTCAGTAGAGTTGTATGCCCACTGGCCGTTCTTGTATCCATCGCCAGTGTACTGGCCTACTCCAGAGTTGGCAGCCAACCATGTTGTAAATGGCCCAAACAAAGCAACAGAACCACTCACAGTTCCATTATTGACTGCTGTTCCCTCTGCAAATGTAGCGTTGCCAGTAACAGTTGCGCCCACCTTGTTCTCAGCAGTGCCTTCAAACGTAGCATTGCCAGTCACTGTCCCGCTGTTCGCAGAGCCATCCTGAAACGTCACGTTCCCAGTGACGGTGCCAAAGTTTTCTGAGCCGTCGCCAAAAGTGGCGTCACATGCGATTGAGATGTTTTGAACCATAATAGAAAGAAAAAAGAGCAGGGATGGCCGGTGTTTAGCCGGCCACCCCCGCAGTTGTGTTAGCGATTAAACGCCACGCCGTTGAGCGTGACGATACCTGTTGTGCCGCTAACGGAACAGGTCAAGTTAGCCGAAGGATTTGCCACCGAGGTCAACGTCAGGTCATTCGACCCAATGTTAATGCTCTGCGGCTGCGTCCAAGTGTCCAGGTCGGCAGACCCGGAACTGAGCAGCGTTACGTCAGTGGTTCCGTCTGGAAGCTGCGTTGCTGCCTGAGTCATGGCGCTGTCGCCAGACCAGTTAGCAAGCGTGCTCCAATCGTTTCCAGAGCTGGCGTAGAAGTAGGCGCCGATCACGGGAGTGGTGTTGCCTCCACCACCCCCGCCATTAAAACCCGAGAAGGTGCCCCCGTCCAAGGTGCTATTCTCAGTCAGAATCACACCCGAATCGGTAGGAACGGAACCAGCGCCGATCAGGCCGCCAGTGATGTTGACGTTGTTTGCATCCTGTGCAGACATCGTGCCCAGGCCAGCAATCGAGCCTTCTGCACTGGTGAGGCGGGAGTCAAGGTTTTGACCTTCGAGAGTCGAAACCCGGTCACTTACGTCTTCGATGTCGCTTTCAAGCGAGCCCTGAGCAGAACTAACAGCCGAACTGATTTTGCTGTCCACTTCAGCGGACGAATCAACACTCAGGTTCGAGCGGGAAGCAGCCGCGTCAGCAAGATCGCTGAGATTTGCGGACTTCTTTGCAGAAGCATCAGCGCCAGACTGTGCGGTCGCAGCAGCCGAAACGGCGCTATCCGCAGTGGCCTGTGCAGCGTCAGCAGCAGACTGTGCTGCGGCTGCGTCGAGGACGGCCTGATCGGCAGTGCTCTGGGCAGCGTCGGCTGCGCTTTGAGCGGCTACAACGTCTGTCTCAAGAGCGTCAATTTCGCCTTCAGCAGTCGAAAGACGGGAGTCAAGGTTCTGGCCTTCCAGCGTGGTGACGCGGGAAGAAACGCCAGCGATGCTTTCCGCGAGGGCAGTTGCAACGTCCGAGCCAGCGGCCAAGGCGTCAGCAATTTCCTTCAGGGTGTCGAGTGTCGCAGGACTCCCATTGATCAGGGCTGCGATGGCGGCGTCGGTGTAGGCGTCGGAAGCACTTTTGGAGGTGCTGATCTTGCCGTCAACTTCTGCGCTACTGTCAACACTGAGGTTGGTCCGGGCAGCGGAAACGCTGGCAAGATCACTCAGGTTGGAAGCGATCTTCAAGGAAGCGTCTGCACCAGACTGAGCAGCAGCGGCTGCCGTCGTCAGCGTGTCAAGAGCGTCCTGAAGCCCAGTGACATCGGAGATGACATGGGTGTGAACCGCACGAGCAAATGCGGACGCGCTCTCAAAGCTGAGAATCGTACCGTCATTCTTTTTGATGAACAGCTTGCCATCGGCAGTGTTCAGAGCGATTTGGCGCAGAGGCAACTCTGCGGACGTTGGGACAACGCCAGAAGTGGCGCTATACTTTAGAAGGAACTGATTAGCCATATTGGTTTTTGTTTACTGCGTTTGTCCGGGGGAAAGTTAAATCTGCGGAGGAGCAAATGAGCCGTCTGGCTGCTGAATCCATCCGATGTCACAAAAAATATCCGTCACATTCAGCAAGCTGGTGCCAGCAGAAGGCGTGTATGGAGTAACTCCATCCCAGCGGATGAGGTTCAATACAACTTTTGTTAAGTCGTCTAAAATTGCGTATCTCATTTTTTAGAAGTAGGTTGTAACCACAACAATGCCGTCTGCTCCATTGCCGCCTGCGCCAGAGTTGCCCACGGAATCAAGCCCTGCGCCGCCACCACCACCTGCGCCCCCGTAAGTGCCTCCATTCCCGCCATTGCCAGCATTGCCAGTGACGCTCGAGCCGCCACCCGCTCCAGCACTGCCAGCAGCAGCAAAGTTTGCGGCAACATTTGGAGCACTTCCTCCGTTGCCTCCAATTACCCCTCCTGTAGCAGTTCCTCCTGACAACCAAGATCCAAGAGCAGTGCCGCCGTTGCCGCCAGCAAACCCAACTGCTGCGCCTGCGGGAAGTCCGCCCCCACTTCCGCCACCTGCTCCCGCTGGATTGCTATTTGT